AATGAAATTAACCGTATGAATAATGTGAAGTCATTTACTATGGAGTTGGATCTAGAATCTGAGGTATCTCACCTATCTCCTGTGATTGATCTATCTGCTGTATCAATTATTACAACAGCAAATATCATTAATAACATTGAACCTTCTGCTAATATTGGTAGTGAATGTGCAGCAAACTACATTACTAAGGTTGCTCGAATGGATAAGAGTGCTACTGGATTAAAGATTATGCTTACTGCTAACACATGGACACAATCTACTATTAGAGTGATGTACAAGTTAGTACCAGTTGGTTATGCTGGTAATCTTGATGATCTACCTTTCCAGTTCTTTAATACTACAGGTATTCCAGACAGCGGTATTATTACACCACAGAATGACCTATTTACATTTACTGATTATGAGTATACAATAGATGATACTGAAGACTTTGATGCATTCCAAGTTAAGGTAAGTTTCATCGCTTATTCTCAACCATATATACCAAGGATAAAAGACTTCAGAGCAATCGCTTTAGCATAATGGAAGAAAATATACTTGATCTAATCCCTGTTGAAGGACATAACTCCCTCGGCAGGGATGCTGATTCTAATGCAATCGTGAATACAGACGATAGTGCATACGAAGCTTATATAAAGGCAAGAGAAAATGCCCGTAACAAAGATCGTACTTTAGAGGACTTGAAGAAAGAAGTTGACGAACTTAAAGACCTTATAAAAGACTTAGTTAATAAAGAGGATAAATAAAGTTAAGCTAAATATTATTTGGAATTCTTAGAGAATGGCAAGTGCTGTATCCAACCTACTAATATATCAGGGTTCTGACTTTATCATCGACTTTACAGTTGAGAATGATAATGGTACAGAATTTAACCTGACTGGATATTCAGTAGCATGTTTAATAAAGAAACACTACACAAGTAGTACTTCTCAAACAGTAACTGGTGCAGTTCTAACTCCTACAACGAGTGGAAGAATACAATTATCTCTAACCAATTCCCAGACCGCTGCTATGAAAAGTGGACGGTATGTGTATGATGTCGTCATAACCTCACCATCTGGTATCAAGTCCAGAGTGTTAGAGGGTTCAGTAAGCGTACTTGAGGGGGTAACACTTTAAATGGCAAGATTAAGATTTGGGGATCAATCAGTCCCAAGAGTAACCCGTGTCGCCACAGGTGGTGGCGGTGGCACGATAGGTGCAATGTCAGACGTAGATTTGACAGATACATCACAGGGTGGACTAGCAGAAGGTTCAGTACTTGTGTATGATTCAGCAGCAACAAGATTTGTCGCCACGAATGTATTAAATCACGTAACAGTAAACGGGGGTAGCTTCTAATGGCATCCAATATTCTAATTAAAAGGAGTACTGGTTCAACCGCACCTGGTAGTATTACATTTGGTGAACTCGCCATTACTACAGGAGCAAACGGTACTCAGGCAAACGCAGGCGACAGACTATTTGTTGGAGATAACAATGGTGCTGCACAGATTGTCGGTGGTAGATATTTTATGGACATGTTGGATCATGTTCATGGTACACTTACCGCTAGTTCATCTGTACTAGTCGATAGTAATTCAAAGATTGATCAGTGGAATGTTGACGACATCACCCTCGATGCAAACGTCATTACAACATCTACTACTGATGCTGACCTCATCTTCCGTGCAAATGGCACAGGTAAACTGGTTATTGAAGATGGTCAGGAACTAGAGTTTGGAACTACAGGAGATGTAGAACTCTCATTTAATGATTCAGATGCAGTTTTAGACATCAAGCGTGTAGCAGGTACCCCCGACTTGCGTATTGCTGATGATATGAAACTAAACTTTGGTAATACAAAGGATGCTTCTATTAGATACGACGAGACAACTTCTGACAAGATTCAAGTAGAGGGTGCAGATTGGAACTATGCTACTGGTGTTCAAGTTAACTATGCTGATACCACAGATGCTTCTAACGTATCAACTGCTTCAGTAAGCTTTGCTGGTGGTATTGGTGTAGCAGCAACTGCATGGATCAAAGACCTTAAGGTTGATGACAATACAGTTCTTGGTACTGCTGATACAGATACACTGGAAGTTAATGCAACAACTACCTTCCAGAATGGTGTAACATTTAATGGAACTACAAACATTTCGGGTAATACAACCCAGTCTGGTTCTATTGAAATTGACAACCTTAAGTTAGACGGAAACGTACTTTCTACTATTAATAGTATACAAGAATTGATTATTGACCCATTTCCTGCAGGTGGTGACGCTGATGGTTTGGTCATAATTAAGGGTGACCTTCAAATTGATGGTACTACAACGACTGTTAACTCTGCTTCAATGAGTGTTAACGATCCTACTATTGAATTGGGAGATCCTACTACACCTGTTACAGTTAAAACTCTTGCTACTTTTGCAGGTAATGCAACTGTTGATGTTCAAGTTGATGCTGTAGAGCAATTAGCAGTAGGTGATGCAATCACTGGTACTGGTATTCCTGGTGGCACAACAATCTCCGCTATCAACACAGGTTCAAAAACTCTTACATTAAGTGCAGCAATTACTGCTGACCAAGTTGTTGGTGCTACCTTAACTACAGTTAGGGGTGCTGATGATGCAATGGATCGTGGTGTTAAAATCCACTACAATGCATCTGGAACCAATAAATTTGGTTTCTTTGGTTATGACCGCACAGGAGGTGCTGATGGTTTAGGTGCTTGGACATTTATTGAAGAAGCAACTGACACAGGCACTGTATTTGGACTAGCAGGTGCTAACCGTGGTACTGTTCTTATCGGTGATCTTGAATTAGATACTGATCTTGAGGTACAGTTTGGTGGTACTGGAGCAAGCACATTTACTACAAATGGTATTGTTTTCGGTAACGGAGCAAGTCCAATGCAAGTAACTGCAGCTGCAAACATGGCATCACCTGGTACAGGAGATGATGCTACTACATCATATCAAGTATTGACTGTTACTTCAGCTGGAGTCCCAGTTTGGACAAACACACTTGACGGTGGAACTTTTTGATATTAACCAATTATGAACGCACAAATTGTTATTAACACATTACAAAAGAAAATTTCTGAATTGACATTAGTAAATGTGATGCTAGAAGCACAAATAGCTGACTTACAAAATCAGTTAAATAGTATGAATCAAGACCAACTTTCTGAGAATGCTATAGATGGCAACGAGAATCAAACTAAAGAGATCGACAGTAGCAGCGACGGTCCCGACAACTTCTAATTTAGAAGACGGTGAGGTCGCTCTTAATATAGCGGATAGGAAGTTATACGCTAGAAACGGATCAAATATAATAGAGGTAGCAAACCAAAAACCTAATACAGGTGAAGTGGTTACTACCATGCTTTCTACTGACATCACGAATGGTCAGGGAAATACTTACTATGTTGCTACAGTCGGTTCTGATACGGGTACTCTTGCCAATGGTGGTAATGCAGGATTACATCCAGATACACCATTCTTAACTATTACAAAAGCACTCACAACCGCAACTTCGGGAGATACAATTGTAGTTGCACCAGGTGAGTATCAAGAAGTATTCCCAATGACTGTTGGGGATGGTATTACATTACGTGGAACTAATTTAAGATCAACATCTGTAAAACCAACAAATGCCACTCAAAGTAATACTGCATTTAAAATTTCAGGCGATGCTCATATTTCTGATTTAACAATCAAAGATTTTTACTACGATAGTGGTAATGATGATGGATATGCATTTGAACTTGTATCTTCAGTAGATTCTAATCAGAGTCCATACATTGAAAGAGTAACAGTAACAACTAAAGGTAGTGTCGTTAGTGCATCAGACCCTTATGGATTCCAACAAGGTGATGCTGGTCGTGGTGCTAAGTTAGATGGTGCAAATATTAATTCTAATTCACGACATGCTGCTACTCTGTTTAATGAGTGTACCTTCATAACACCCAATCAGGTTGGTCTAAAACTTACCAATGGTATTAGAGTTGAGTGGTTAAATTGCTTCAACTACTTTGCTTCTGTTGGTATTCAAGGTGTTCAAGGTGCTACGGGTAAGTATGGAAGTGGTAAATTAAGAGTTAAACTGGGTGGAACTAGTGGAACAATAAATCCAAATGAAATATTATATCAATTAGAAGATAGTTTTCAGTCAGGAACTTATTCTAGAACTGGGGATATTGTTACTGTAACAAGAACAGGACATGGTTTAGTAACAGGTGACTTTATCTATGCAGACCATATTAGTGGAGCTGGAGTTGATGCTTTTGAACCAATAACGGTTGTTGATGCTAATAATTTTACATATGATAATGGAAATAATGGTGGATCGGGAACTACTTCTGGTAATATAACTTACAAAAAAGCAGTTGCAAGAGTTATTGTAGGGTCAAACGATGGAACTTATGTTTACTCTTATGGTGGTAATAAAGGAAGTGGAGAGTTTATAACTGCAACTAAACCAGTTAAGGGATTAACTAGATTTGGTGACTCTCAGATATCCACTGCACAAAAGAAATTTGGATCAGCATCTATATTATTAGACGGAACGGAAGATAACGTAAAGGTTCCTACTGATGAAGACTTTGGATTTGGTACATCAAACTTCTGTTTAGAAGCATTCATTAGACCAGCTGACGTACTAGGTATACAACGTATATTTGATTTAAGAGATACTTCTGGAACAGATACTGCTCCTACAATGTATTTGAATGGTTCAACCTTACATTATGCTGTTGGTAACTCATCAACTCGTAGTGGTGGTACTTTATCAGCTGACACATGGTATCACGTTGCTGTTGCTAGAAATGGTGGTGTTACAAAATTATTCTTAGATGGAGTTGAGTTAGGAACTGGTGCAGATACTAATGACTATGGAATTACTAAACCAGTTGTCATAGGTTCTGATTATCAAGCATCTCCAACTGAAGCATTTAATGGATATATTGATGAGGTAAGAATTAGTAAAGGTGCTGCTAGATTCACTGGTGCATTCACCCCTACAACAGTCGAGTATGCGTCTGATTTGAATACAGTTCTATTGCTACATGCAAACGATACAGACGGTGCTACGACCTTCACAGACACCTCTGGTGGAACATCTGATATAAGAACAGATGGTGGTGATTCTGCTACATCTGTTATCACTGCTGACTATTCAGAATTTGGTGCTGAACTACGTTCTGTAGCATCTGCAAATGTATATGGTACGAAAGGTGTACAGGCAGATGGTTCTGGTGTAAAACTAATATTGACTGCACATAACTTTGGTTATGTTGGAGCTGGTGCAGACTATACTAATGACCCATCTCTTGCTATTCAAAACAATGAGGTAGAAGAACTAAACGGTGGTAAAGTATTATATTCTTCTACAGACCAAGACGGTGACTTCCGTGTTGGTGATGCATTCTCTGTAGACCAAGAGACTGGTAACGTTCAGTTCCAAGCAACTTCTACTGCTCAGTCCGCTGCAAACATCACATTAAGTGATGGAACTGGTACTACTAACATCTTCCCTGCATACATTGAAACAGGTAACTTACGTCTAGCAGGTAATAGTATTACTTCAACGACAGGTCAGGTAATCGTTGACCCCTCTGGTCAAGAAGACTTTGTTGTTAACGCTGAAACAATTGTTAAAGAAGCAATTTACTTCGATGTTAATAAATCAATATCATTTGGTAGTAATATTCAAGGTTCACTGAAGATTGCAGGATTCAATGGATCTACAGTATTTGGATCATCTGAAGCTTCTTGTTTTGCAACAAGATCATTTGTTGTTCTTAAGAATGAGATTGGATCTGTTACTGTTACTAATGAAGGTAGTGGATATGTTGGTGGACAACAACCAATTGATGCAACAACTAATCCATTCCAAGTTGCAACTGCTACAGGAGTTCTTGCTACTACAGGTGCATTAAAAGAATTTACAGTAACAAACAGAGGTTCTAATTATACTATCCAACCTAATGTTACTCTTACTGGTGGAGGTGGAACTGGTGGAGGTACAGCGTCTGCAGTTCTAACTACCTTTGGTATTTTAAACTCTGTAGATATACAATCTGGTGGAACAGGATACACAGGACCTAGTGGTATTGTAGATCCTCCTGCACAAAACACATACACTGCTGATGCATCTTGGACTAATTCAGCTGGTGCTTCACTCCCTGTAGTTGATACAACTGCTAATACTATTCATATTGATTCACATACCTTTGAAACTGGTATGCAATGTGGTTTAGATTCACAAACTTTAGATGCAGCCTCAGTTGCACCAGGTGGACTTACACATGCTCAGAATTATTTTGTTATTCGTGTAGATGGTGATACTGTTCAATTAGCAACAAGTGCAAATAATGCGAACAACGGTAATGAAATATCTCTTACTAGCACAGGTTCTGGACAACAATTTATAATTGGTACTACTGCAACAGTCAACGTTTCACAAACAGGTGGTGTTGTTGACGGATTTACTATTACCGATCCTGGTACTGGTTATGGAAGTAATCCTAATGTTACTATTACTGATAGTGGACCAGGTGCTGGTGCTGTTTGTGTAGGTCAATTAGGTTATTCAGTAGATTCAATTTCAGTAGGAAGTCCTGGTGCTTATGCAAGTGCTCCTACAGTAGCATTCACTAATGGTGACGGAGATACTACTGGATCTGGGGTTGCTGCATCTGCAACAGTTGGTTTTGCAATTGAATCAGTTACATTAACAGGTCAAGGTTTAGGATATAGAAACCTTCCAACACTTGATCCTGGCACAGGTGATGCAACACAAGATGCTCAATTTATACCTGTACTTAATGAAAGAGAAGGTAGAATAGAATCAGTTTCTATAGCAACTGGAGGAGAAGGATATACAAGCACACCAACTCTTACATTTACAGGTGGTGGTGGAACTGGAGCAATATTAACTGCTGACGTTCAATCTATAGATGGAACTATAAGTTCATCAGGATCTGGATATACACCAGGTGTGTATCCTAATGTTACTTTCACTGGTGGATCTCCAACAACCGCTACAACTGCTACCTTTACAATTCCTGGTTTTGGTGGAACTATTACCAATGCTGGTTCTGGATATCTAGATGGAACCTATTCTGCACCTTTACGTAATACTCCAACTGCAACATATCCAGTCACTGTTGCCAATAGAGATGAATTGCAACTTTCTTCTATCACTGGAACATTTGCGGTAGGAAATACTGTTAGTGGTTCTGTATCTGGTGCACAAGGAACAGTTACTTTTGTTGCTGCAGACCAATCATTCATATTCATCACTACATCATCTGGAACATGGCAAGATGGTCAGACTGATACTGTTACCTCAAGTAGTGGTGCAACAGCTACACTAGACCTTGCTAATTTAGGAGTAAACAGATACTTTATAAACGTTGGATCTGGAGTTGTAGAAGCACCTTCATTTACATTATTAGACAACAATACATATCGTTTTGATACTAGTGATGCATCAAATGCTAATCATCCACTTCAGATTGCAGCAGTAACTAACCTATCAACAAGACAATATGGTACACCTGGTGCTGCAGGAT